TGTCAACTATTATCTTAACTCCTAATGTTCTTAGTTGGTCGGCTATTAGCTTTATGTTTTTAACATCGTTGTGGTGTTCAAACTCCCTGCTAAAAATTACCGCATTAAATTGTTGCAAAACCTCATTAGGCATCCCGTTAATAGTGTTGCACCGGGCATACTCTATGTCGGTAGTTTGGGTTAAATGCTGAAATGGCATCTCCAACCTATAATAGTTGCTACCTGATTTGTTTTGTTCTACTCCTAAGATTTTCATTTCAGCTTATCCTTAATGCGTTTAACGTGGTTACCGATGGTTCGGTATGGTATTCCACTTTCATCAGATAGTTTGCGGTAACTGCCCGACTTAATATACTCTAATAACATTCTCTTTTCAAAACTTGGTAGGTTGTTAATGTTCTCCTCTACCTTGCTAACCTCAATATCTAACTCGTAGTTGTACGTCTCATCAATTGTATCGTGGCACTCCGATAGGTACTCAACTCGTTTTTTAACCGTCAGCCATTCGCTGCCCTCATTCATTATAATTTTAATAATATACCATCTTAAATGATTGTTAGAGTAAATCTCCAATAGCCTAACCTCTGGTATCTCGCAAATCTTATAGATAATATGTTGATAAAACTCCTTTGCATCAATTCCCCTACAAATATTATAGCACGCTGCTTTAACGTCTTTATCTTTAGCAATGTGTTCTAATAACGTTTGGCGATTCATTATTACAAAGATATACGTTTACTTACAATAATTTGCAGTTGTTCTTTGGTTATTACATTATCGTGCGCTAAGTTATGACATACCCGGCAAAGTGCAACCAGGTTGTTAGGGTGGTCTTGTTCTGCCTTTCTTTTGCTGCCAAACTTTGAACGGGGTATTATGTGGTGTATGTCAACCGCTTTGCTTGCACAACATTCGCAACCAATATAATCTCCAAAAGAATAGCCAAGTGCTTTATGGTAGTTTACTATATGAGCTTGCATTGTTAAACTTTGTTGGTGTTAAAGTTGGTTAAAATTATATGTTTATTTCTAAAAATGTAAGGTCTGCCCTAATGCTTGCATCGGTTTTATAGGGTAGTTTCCATCCGTCAAAGACTATACAGGTGTTCCACCAACTTATAGGGGCAAAACATATAAATCTTATGTAAAATCTTGGTTTCATTATTTGGTGTTAGAGTTGGTTTCGTAGTGTTTATATAATTCAGCACGCTTGTACTGCACTTGTGTATCTATGTGTGTAAAAAAATCATTACCATTGGAGTAAAAATTATCTTCTACCCATTTTATAGCATTTAAAACCTCTTGTTCTATCTGTTCACGCTCTTTGGGGAGTTTATCGTGTATTTCTTTATGCCTTAGCCTTAATTCGTTAATGCGCTCTTGTAGCATCAACTTATCACCCAAGTCGTCATATTCACGTTTTTTTGCTTCTAATTCTAAAATTCTTTTATTAAAGGTTGTAAGCAATTCCTGTAACGCTGTTTCCATGTTGTTTATGCTTTGTTTAAAACTTGTTAGTACTTAGGTATTGCTTGATGGCTGCGGCTGCTTTTTGGGCGGCTTCTCTACTTTTAAAACAGTTGCCTGTATCGTAGTTTACAAAATCAACATCGTCATTTCCCCAATGAAAATCAGCTACAAAGAATTGCCCATCGTTACTACCTATATACCAATACTTAACTCCGTAGCTTGGCTTCCACCTCTGCTCTGTTTCAATTGGTGCTTGCTCTTGGGCTAAAAATTCAGCGTAGGTAGCAGGTTTAAAAAATGGTTGATGTTTTATTAAATGTGCATAGTCATCTTTAAATCCCGTGTTGTCTATGATGATACCATTAACTACTTGGTATATTTTCCCTGCTGTATATAGTTCGCCTTGCCAAGAAGTACACCTCACATAATAACCCTCTGTTGTATCAATAGGCTGCTTTGTTTCTTGTCCTTTAGAAAAGTACAATTCCTCTAATCTTTTTAGCCTTTCATTCATACTGGATATTAAGGCTTGTTCTTTTACTGTTAGGTTTGTTAACTTAGTCATTTGATGTGGGTTTAAGTGTTTGTATCTTTGATAACAGATGTTTAATAAACGGCTCTTGTGCTTTAGAGTTGGGTAATTCATCATTCAACATCTTCTCTACTGCTTGCTTATAGGCTGTTGCACCATCGGTAAAGCCATCTTCATAGCCAAGTTGCCTTTCGTTTGTACTGCCTTTTAATTTTGTGTTTGAAATGTCTGATGCCTTATCAATCCATTCTTTCGGTAGTGTCATGGTGTTTGTTTTAAAGGGTTATTTTTTTAGTTTTTTAATTATTCTATCAATAGCTATTATGTTAATTATTATTCTAACAAAAACAAATACTATTGCTATTATAAGTAATGTTTCCATCTTTTAAAGGGTTATTCCGCAATCGGTTAAACATTCGGTTATTTGTTTGTAGTATTGCTCCATTGCATTAACCGCCTCTTCTAAGCCAACAATATCCAATGAATTACTATCATGTATTAAGCAATCAATTTTGGCACGTTTCTCATAGGCATATTGTTTGACAAATTCCCCTAACCTCTCCTTATCGGAATTGGCTTTTGCTAACTGGGTGGTTAGGTCTGCTGTTTGTTGGGTAGCGTAGGTTACCATAGCCTTAATAGTTCCCTTATACACAAGACCTTGTTTGCTAATTATATTAGACACACCTTTGTGTTTAAAGTTTTCGTCTAATACTTCTTTTGCTGTTTTCATTCTATTTGCGGTGTTATTCTCCATTGTTAGTGTTGTTACTTGGTTTTAAGTTTGTCGGTTATGGCTTGCTCTACAAAGGCGGTTATGGTTATGCCGGTTGCTTTCTTGCGTTCCTTTATTTGGGTTAACAAGTTACTGTCAATCTTTACGTTTTCTTTGCTCATAGCTTTATTATTTATAGCCCAAAGTTATCTAAAATTATTACACCTCCAAACATTATTTTCACTTTTGGCTTAATCGCTTGGTGGTTAGGGAATTAGAATAAAGTTGTTTGTTTCCAGTTAGCAATGCCAGTTTCAACATTTATCAGGTCGGCAAAAACACTATCAGTACACCAATGCCCACAAGCAAAGCGATAGATAAAACCGCTAACCTCTACCAACCTATATTTTTTTTTACAATTTGGGTATCGGTATATCATATCTTACCTTGTTTTATTAATAACTCCAATGCAAGTTTTTTGCAGAGAGATGTTAAATCGTTTTCTAATAATCCCGATGTTAAGTCTTGGGCTTTCTTCAATGCCTCACGCCTTACATCTTTGTTTAGGGTATTTGCCTTAGCTGTATATTCAGCGTGTAACAAATCGGTAGCACGTTGTTTTATTGCCTCCCGTTCTTCTTCGCTCATCACCCCGTTTAGCGTTCCTTTTTTCTTAAGCCAGTTGTAACAACCTATTGCACCCATGTCATCAACTATGCTTTCCCCGGCTAACACTTTGGCTTTTATTCTTTCAAAACCCGCTTGGCTTATAGCTTCTTTTTCTTCGGGGGTAAGTTCAATTACAATAGGTGGGTTTAACCTTGCTAAAACCGCTTTTTTAGTGTTTAGCGTTTCGGCTGCGTTTAAATAGCTTTTTATGCCATTGTGGTATGTAACTATGTTTAGCCCGTAAAAGTCCCCGTACACTTTGCGTATAGTGTTATTAAGGGCAATTTTAACCTCTTCAAAACTGATTGAGGGGAAATGCTTTTTAATCTCCTCTTTTAAATCACGGGCTTGAACGGTTAAATCTTGCTCTTGCTCTTCAGTTACTTTACCGTAGGTGTAGTGATGGAGAATAGAAACCAAATCACCATAGGCTGTTAAGTCAGTGTGTATGGCTTTGGCACTATCCATCAGCAACAACATCTTTTGCTCTGCCGGTGTTTGCATTAGCTTGTAACGGTCTTGCGTTATTAGTTGATTATTCTGCATTTTCTAGGTTTTTACGGATGCGTTCTGCTACTGTTATTGTGGTTGCTGTTTTGCTTTTCTTTTCTGTTAGTAAACCCTTGTTAAGTTTAGCCCAGTTAATAAAGTGCTTTGAGTAATCTGAATAGTTGTTGTGATGCTCATTGGTTGCTTCGGCTTGCATTGTAAATATATCACGCAAATGTTCAGCATCAGCATTTGATATTTTAAGAGCAAAGCAAACCGAACCAATAACGCTTTCACTTTCTAAAAGCATTTTTTTAAATTTTGCGTTTACATTATTAACTACAACTATACTTTCATTTACAATTTCATTTTCATTTTCCATATGTGAAACATATGTTAACATATCTTTTTTAGGTTTAGATGTTCTATTTTTAGAACGACTATTGCTATATTCCTTACGTTTAACAATGCTTTCAGCTACCCACTCAATCTGAAACCCACCGGGCATTTTTTTAAGAATGAATATCAACTCCGCTTTTTCTTCGGCTGTTAACCGCTTTGTGAAGAAGTTTAGTTGCTCTTGTGTAATACATATGTTTCTCATATGTTCACACATGATACGGTCATATGCAACCTGACATGCCTCTGATAAGCATTGGGTATCTCGTAAGTAATCCCCAGGGTAAAATAAAAATGCAGGGTCTTTAGCCATAATTAAAAGATAGATAATTGATTTTTCTGCAATTCTACATTTTTTATGTTTTGAACAGCAGCATCAAAGTAGCTTGTTTTTAATTCAAAACCGATACCCTTTCTTCCCATTTCTAAAGCCTTATAAACTTCGCTACCTATACCCATAAAAGGAGTTAAAACAGTATCGCCTTTGTTTGTCCATAGGTGTATAGCACGTTCAATAGTTTGCAACTGCAAAGGGCAAATATGCTTTTCATCACGTTCATCACGCCCTGACCTTGCGTTTAATGTATCGCCATAGTCAATATCATACCATACTGGGCTTGCATATTTCTGCCAAAGGTCAACAGGTATGTTACAGTTTACAGGGTGTGTATGTTCGCCCGGCTTACGAAATACCATAAGATAATCAGGTATGCCAACTCGGCTCATTGCAGCATCTTTTTTAACCTGTTTATGTAACAAACCTAAAGCCTTTGTACGTTGCATTTCAACAACAGGGTCTTTCCAAATTGTAACCCTTGAATGATAAATAAAACCCGCTTCAGTGAATGCTTGTAAAATTAAACCGCTAAAATCCCTTAAACCGATATAGCCCTCTTTGCCCTTTTGTATAGGCAAGTCCATACAATGTACAGCAACATTCCTACCTGACCACAATACCCGGTGCAACTCTTTAACTACAAAATTAAAAGCGTATAGAAACTCTTTATAATCTTTAGAGTTACCCATATCTTCTAATTCATCAGAATATGTGTAAAGTTCAGCAAATGGTGGGCTAAATATTGAAAACCCAATACTTTCACTTTCAACAGTTGGCAATAATTGAACACAATCACCAAGTGCTATTTTATAATTTTCAGTTTGTTCTTGTCGCATTTCTCTTTTTTGTTTTTGTTTAATTGAATTATTAAGGTTTTTGTTTATAGCAAGTGTCATCTCTTGCTGCATTTTTTTAAAGTTGTTTTCTTTCTGCCATATTGAGGCAATTACATTTTGCATTGTGTCGGTAGTAACAAGGTATATATTAACCTCGTTTTTTTGCCCGAAACGGTAAGAACGCCTTATGGCTTGATATAAACCCTCAAAGCTAAAATCTAAGCTTGCAAATATTTGATTACGGCAGTTCTGATAGTTAAGTCCAAATTGCGCTATTTTGGTTTTTGTAACCAATACCCTAAATTCATTATTAGCAAAACCTAACAAACGCTTTTCTTTTAGTTCTGGGCTATCATTACCCCTAACCTCAACAGCATCGGGTATTAATGCTTTTATAAGGTCGCCTTCTTCATTTTGTTTAATCCAAATAATAAAGTTTTCAGTTGAGTTGTTTACTATTTCGGCAACATTCTCTAAGCGTTCAACTTTAGTAAGCCTTAGTTCTTGATTAAAATTAGTAGCTGAAATAGCTATATCATTAAATAGTTTGCCCGTTTCACGGTCCTTTGTTTCAACTTGCTTTTCAATATAGTTTAGACTTGGTAAATCATAACCACCAGCACTAAAACCTATATCACTTGGCTTTGATAGCATAACAGCCCATTGGCTAACCCACTCCCAAAACAATACCTCACAATGCCCCTTTATTCTCCATTTAGCAGTTTCGCCCCCGTCATGCACAAAGTACATAGCAAGCATTTCATTTCGTGGCATAATGTTTAAGAACTCGCTATGGTTGCCTAATTCCATAGGGTCGTTAGGGCTTGGAGTTGCGGTGCAAGCTAACTTAAACGGAGTATTAGCAAAACCGTCAATTATTAGATTTCTAATTTTGCCCTCAAAGTTTTTAAGAATAGAACTTTCATCAAGCACAATTCCACTATAAATAGAACAATCAATATTATCAAGTTGCTCATAGTTTGCAATTTGTATGTTAGCAGTATTATCAACTAAAGCCAACCTAACATCAATACCAAATCGGCTTCCCTCTTTTATGGTTTGCCCTGCAACTGCCAAAGGTGCTAATATTAATACAGGTTGCCCAGTATGCTTATAAACTTGGTTAGCCCATTCTAATTGCATAAATGTTTTACCAAGCCCACAATCAGCAAATATGGCAAACCTCCCCTGTTTTAAAGCACGTTTAACAATGTAGTTTTGAAAATCAAATAACCCGGTGTGCAAATTATTACAATCAAATCCACTTTCAATAATTCGCTTTTGTTTTGTTTTAAGAAAATCTAAGTATTCCATAGAAAATAAAAAACCTCCTACGGTTTGGGAGTGCAGCCCGCCCCGTAAGAGGTAAATTTCTTTTAGTTGTTAAGCCCTGCACTGGCTATTAACTTTGCAAATATAAATAAAGAACTGAAACTACAAAATATAGTTTTCAATTTTAAAATTAATAAATTCTTTACCTTTTTTTGTGTGTGTTTTGGTTGCTACTATCTTGTAAATCTCTTTATCGTTAAACCCGTACTTCTTTTGGAGTATATCCTCAAAAAGTTTTATCGGGTTGCTAAGGTCAGCTAACGGGCTGCTAAAACCAAATTCTAAGGTAAGAATGAAAGGCGGCTCTGGTAACTTCAACTTTGGCAACATCAACATCACCGCCCGTTCATAACTTAAATAATCTTTAGTTTTATAACGTTTGCCCTGAAAGGCTTTATTGATACTTAGTGGCTTAATTAGTAGTGAGTACATCAATTAGTTTTTCGGTCAACTCTAACTTCAACTCTACTGCCTTATTGATAGCCTCTTGGCACTCTAATATATCCTCTTCTATTCGTGGCACGTCAATAGTCCTTAGCCCCTTTTTAGGATGGTAAACCAATACCTTAGCCGCTTGGCAATCCAACACAAGCATATTCATTACACATTGCCAGTATACATCAGGTCGTTCTTTCTTTAGCTTTTCTACCGTGTTACACAATATCAATTCAACATACTTGTTAGGGGTAAACGGGCATTTAACTTCAAGGTATATCTTTTGAAAGTCTATCAGTTCTACCCCATCAGGACTTACCCCTGCATTCTCCCCAAGCGGTACAAATACTTTAGAGCCATATATAACGGCACCGGTAGTTGGGTAGCTAATATATTCTTGCATCGCTGCAAACTCATTAACGCTACCCGCTATCATTGCCGGGCTTTGGTAGTTGTCCTCATCGTAAATACCAATGCTCTCCCCCGCTAAGGTCTTAATGTAGGTCTTAGCGGTTTCGTTGTTAAAGCCTTTCATTAGTTTATGCACAAGGCTTGCAGTTACTTTACCTCTTCGCTGCTCTGCCCATACATCAAAACTAATATCGGCTTGGTTAAAATGTTCTACTAATGCTGATGTCTCCATTATCGTATGTTTAAAAGTTCTTGTTCGTTCTCTTTTGATACCCGGTAATAGTCTTTAATCTTAGCGATGGTTGTTGTTCCGTCTTGCAGCTTTACAATAGCCCCGTTCCATTCTTTGGATAGTATGCTTTTGTTCTTATCGGAATACTTATTTAACCAGGGCTTCTCATTTAGTTGTACGGGTTGAGGTGCTACACTTGCTGCGTTACCATCGTCATCCTTATCAATGTTAAGGTTAAGTAAGGCGGCCAATGAATACCTACGTTGGTAAGTTATTGCACTACCCATAGATTGCGGGTCGTTCTTAACTGGCTTCATTATGCTGTTAGCCATAATATACTCGCCACTTTCTGCGTGGGCAAGCATAGTTATTAAACCATCGCCACAAGGCAACTGCGTAACCACTAAACCACTTTCTTGTAGCGGGTCGGCTATTGCATCCTGTATAGCGGGTAAGTCTGCGTAAAGCGAATGAAAGAACGGGTTGGTGTTTTCTTTTTTAATCTTACCAATCTTGATACTAAAAAGCATTAGTGCTTTGGTAAGGTTAACGATGCTGTCTGATTTTTGAAGTTCCATAGTTGTTTGTTTATATGTTATCTAAAATTGCGGTTTCAATATTTTCAAAGTCAAATCCCGATAGTTCTAATAAGGTTGTGATGTTCTTACCGGCTAACATAACATCTTGTATTTCTACTGATGCGTATTCTGGTGGTGTTAACCTATCACGGCTTGGTCTTTCAGGTGTGATGTCGCATACAACATCAACCTCAATTTCTATTTTAATAGTCTTTATCATAGGTATTCAAATATTAGTTTGTTGTACATTGATTGATATTTGTCTTTTTTGTCTTTGTAGTTTGCAATCTCGGTTGCTATTGTTCTTATGGAATGTAGTACCGTTGCGTGGTCTTTGCCCCCTATGCGTTCGCCCATCTTTTCAAGGCTTAATCTTAGTACCCTGTTTAGTAGGCAGTATTCGTTGTACATCCAACAAGCTAACTGCCTTGCCTCAACCAAATGCCTTTTGCGGTTTTTACTTTTAAAGTCCGCAATAGTAATGTTCAGTTCCTGGCAAACAAAGTCAATCCAAATGTCAAAGTCTTGTAGTTGTTCAATTTTCATAGCGTTTCTACCAAAGAACATAGCCTTGCCTCTCTCGCTTAGGTTTGGGAATATATATGCTTGACTGCTCATTATTTAAGTATTAAGGTGCTTGCTACTTTGGCGATGTTCTCGCTTGTTAATTCCTCATCAGTAAAGTCCTCAACTACTGGAGTGCCATCGCTTTCTATTGGCTTAATGATGTTGTTTTGTATGCCAAACTCCTTACGGATAGAGAACGCTAAGTCAAGGTGCTTGTAGGCTTGCTTGGTTATAACCTC